GGATAACTTCGATTGTGGCATGTTCTTTGTTGTGTTCACGGGCTGCGGCGTTCTTTTCACGGTCGTTTGTAAATGCTGCCAGGGGCCAAAAAGAGGTGGAGTGTGCTGCCGTGCTGATCTTGCCGTTTTTGCAAATCTTGTGCAGGCAGTAGTCATTGCCACACCAAGAAGGATCGCCGGGGGTGTGTTCGATGTAATACAGGCCGTTGTCATTCTTGAAATATGCGTTTTCAACTCTTACAATGTCGCCGGTTTTCATTTCGATGTTGTTTTTGTCTGTCATGGTCTTGTCCTTTCTGCCGGTGTGTTAAAATGCCAGCTCGAAAAATCCTGTTGTTTTGAAAATGTCGCGGGCTGCGTTGGCTTGATCGTCGGTAAGTGTTGCGGACCAAAGAAGAGGGAACCGGAGTTCTGAAAGGTCATACATTGTTACTTGTGCGCGGTTGCTGTTTGCGAAATATCTTACTTTCATCTGGTGCGAGCCGTATCTTTCGGTGATTTCCTTCTCTTTGCGGCCTTCAAAGTATGTTTTCATGGTCTTGTCCCTTCTGCCGGTTTTATGGGTTGCCGGCGCCCGGTGTCGTCATGCTGTGATTGCTTCTGTTAGTTCGGTCAATCTTGAAAGAGAAAAGCGGTTGGAGCCTTCGAGTTTTGTCTCGTGGGTATCTCTGATAACTACCCATGTGCCGCGGTTTTTGGGGGCGGTCCAGGTCTTTGTGAAATACTCGCCGGTCCCGTTGTAATACTTGAAATATCCGACTTCGCTATATGTGATATTTTCGTCTGTTTCCTGGATCACTTTGCGAAAAGCGGGATATGTGTGATCATGTGACGGGTTGTAAATGTAGTTGGCCAGGTCGATCTTGTATCCGTTGGAGGTTTCCAGTGCTGCGAGTTTTTTGATGTAGTCTTTCTTTAAGTTTTTAGCCATTGCTTTTTCCTTTCTCCGGGGGACTTTGCCCCCGGTTGCGTGTTGTGTTTATGCTACTTTGTAAGTTGCCGGGTCTATCTTTTTGCATTCCAGCGTTTCAAGGTCGATGTAGTAATATGTCGTGCGTTCCTGGTCCTGGTAATATGTGTATAAAGTATTGGCCCAGTCGTCGCCGGCTTTAATGTCTGCCGTTTTGATGAGGTATGTTCCGTATCTTCTAGCTAAGAGGATGAGTTTTTTGTCTTCGTGATCTGCGGATCCCTTAAACCTCATGTATTTGGGTCTGTCGTAGTTTTTCCAGTCGGTATAGTAGTTTTCTACGGTCTTTTTGATGATGTTTTCAATTCTGGCGTCAAGTTCGTTGATGTTGTTATATTTCATTGTTTCCTACTTTCTCCGGGAGTTATTTTTTGCCGCTCCCGGTCGGCCTTGTGTATGTTGTTTACTTTTCGATTTTTTCAACCTGGGAGGTTTTGAAGAAAAATGCGTCTTTCATGAACATTTTGTCGTCGTTTGCTTCCACTTCTACGTCTTCGCCCTTGTCGTTTTTGGCTTTGATGGTTCCGGGCTTGCTGGTGAATTTCCAGATCCTAATGGTAGCTATGGACTTTTCGCCTCTTTTTACCTGGTAGCCTTTGCTTTTCCATGCCTGGTATGTGTGGATGGGTTCGGTCTCTTTGTACTCTTCAACGCTGCCGTCTTTGAGTGTGATCTTGAAGGTGCGGCCGGTGTAATTGATGATGCCGTTCTCTGCGAGGTCTTGCGCTGCTGCTGCGATAATCTGATTGTTTGTCATGTTGTTGTCTCCTCTCTTTTGTTGTTGCCGGTTTGGCGTTGCCGTTGTTGTTTTGTTGAGATCATAATACCGTAGTCATGACTACGTTTCAATATGCAAAATGACCAAAGTTATGACTACGATTTTGTGCAAATGTCATAGTTAGGACTATGCCGTTATATGGTAGAATATCCTTGAAAATATAGGAAAATAGCGGAAAGGTGGTATTTTATGGGTGAGGATCTCGCAAAAAGAAATAAACGTCTCGCAGAATGGAAAAAAGAAAACAAAGAAATGATACAGTTTATGTTTGAAAAAGGGACAAAAGCCAGAATTGAGGCGGCTTGCGCTGTTTTAAATGTCAGCAAATCAGAATTTGCACGCCAGGCAATCGAGGAAAAACTAAACAGCATAGGAGAATAGGGGGCATTATGCTTTTATTGGTGTATTTTGTGGCTTTGTATTTTAGCACGGGAGTATCGCTGGACCGGGATGATTTTAGTTTTGCTGAAAAATACAAGTGGTCATTAGCTATGCCGTACGTTGTTTTTGGCTTTACGGTTTACTATATCGCCGGCACCAATGACAAAATACTTTTGATTTTGCTGGTTTTGGTCCTGGTTTATTCTGTTTATGGGATCGGCACAACGTTTATGTACTTTAAACAGGTGAAAAAACGTAAATAGGCTTGCAAATCACGCCGATTTATAGTAAAATACTATATGTAAAGATATGTAAAAAAGAGCATCGGAAGCGGTTTCCGGTGCTTTTTTCGTTGGTGTAAAGTATGGAAGATTTGAAAATTGACGTTAAAAAAGCATTAGGGCCGGAGATCGAAGAGAAAAACGGCGTTATATATCGCGACGGGATCCCGCAGATAAATCTGGACGGGTCGCCTATTACGGACAAGCGCTATGTCAGGTTGTCCGGGGATCACTTCGGCATCTTCCATCATGGGGACCGGATAAAAGAAGTAGACCACCAGCCGACGCCCGACGAATTGAAAATCAATACACTAGGCAGCAACAAAGAAAAAAGAGCGGAGACCTTCCGAAACCGTGCCAGCATGAAAGACTCTTTGAAATTTCTTTTGGACCTGGCAGCACAACCGGCAGAGGCACGCGCAATCTATAAAGGGATCACCGGCGGAGAAATGCCGGAATACATGAAAAACTTTCTCGAAGAGGAAGCCGGCGACGGTGGATTGACTCAGGGCGATCTGGTTGCACTTGGTCAGATGATCGGCGCGCAGCAAGGCGACACAAAATGCGCTGTTTTTGTTCGTGATACAATCGGCGAAAAGCCGGTGGACCGTTCCGAAGTAACCGCGGCCGTGATCACGGACGGAGACAAGGCACTTTTGGAGAAGGTGGCGAGCCGGTTAAACATTGCCAGCGATCCGGAATAAGAAAAGAGAAACCGAAAGAAAGAACCAAAGAAAGACAAAGAGAAAAGAATAAAACCTTAGCTTGATTGTCTATATCATATAATCATCGGTAGAAAAAAGATCGTGCTGTGATAAGGTCAGCGAAAAACGGAAGCCCGCAGATGATAACGGATTGACCAAAGAGCCGATGCTTTATTATATGCCGTTATACTCTTAGATACATATACGGGAGAATATAACCGGCAGGATAGAACAGGATCACGGCAGCAGAAAAGAAAAGGCCAGCAGAAAAGGGCGTGATAGTATACGTAAAAGGGACGGAAAGACGCCCCTCGAAAAATCGTTTACCACTTCCAGCCGGCCGAAATTGTGCCGGATCGCGTGACAACTTCTTATAGAAGAGAAGGAAAACGGCGATACACAATTTGAACAATTCAAAATGCAGTGTTTATGCGGCTTTGCGGTTTTTAACTATGCGCGAATGTTATGTTATGCGAATAGTTAAAAATAATCGTGGGAGTTGTGCCACACAATGAGACAACGGGAGAGCCGATTGGACACGCGCATATATACGTTTCTATATATAGCGGTGCGCACACTCTTCTTTCGCGGGCATACGCAATATATAGTAGCGGCAGCGGCGGAGATCGCACCCCGCACCCCCTCCACCGCCCAGGAGCGTGAGTCGTCTCAGGGTTCCCATATACGCACTAGCACCGCATATAAAATTTTCAAACGGTTTACCCATACTCATTTACTCCTTTCCACGCGGGGTCTGCGCCAACAGACTCCGTAACGCTTGCACCTCCCAAAATGGGATAGCAAATACCTCCGGGACGGGTACGTTGTTGCCGCAGCGTACCCGAAAAACCCGAACTTGGTATCGAAAAATACGGGGTTTATACAAAACGACCTTTCAGAGTAAAAACGGAAGAGACCGAACCCGCAAACCCTTGAAAATACTGCATCGACTTTTTTAAAAAAGTACCCGAACCCCTTGGTAAACATGACGCCAAGGGGTTTTTCAATGAAAGCTGCCATTTTTTAACGATAAACGATAAAACTCAAGGGACTTAGTCAACTAGATAGGACAAGCACCATGGAACGCAGGAAAATAGCAAGCGAATTTTACATTGTGGCAAATGCAAAGCAAGATTGGATAGACTCTAAATGCTTAAATGAGATACTTTCAATCGAGGACTGTATTGAAGCAGTTAGTCGAATGGATATTGAAAAAATGTCGGATATTCATTCATCGTATCTTGACGTAAAGAGTAGATGGTTTGAATGTAATAATCACAAGCCATTAGTCAACTAAATAGGACTTTATAATCGCTTTCCTCTTCCATGCGTTAAGGTTGGTTACCGAGGCGAATATTTTATATCAAACACTGTGGGAGACTGTTATTCCTGCCGAGTATGGAGGGGACAGTGATTATTAAACTAAATAGGACTAAAGCACACTAAGGACGGTTTATCCGTCCTTTTTTGATGGGGGAGATATGACACTAGCGGAATTTAACAAAACTATCGAGATTATGAGAAAAGTGTATCCGTTTACGGATGAAGATACCAAGCTGGTTTCCACGCGGGACTTGGCAAGTTTGGAGCATGATCACATATCGCTATTCACGAAGGATAAGGAGAGCGACACGTTTATAACGTTGGAAAGGAACTGTGAACGTTCAGAAGAGCAGCCTTGGTGGATGAGATGAGGGAACCAGTCATAGCGGCGAGGGTGCCGCAGCATGTAAAAGAAAAATTGCAGGATATCGGAGCAAGGGAAATCCTGATCGCTGTTTATCGGGGCCTGGATGACGGGTCATTAAACTGGGATGGACGGTGTTTGACCGGTAGTTTGGATACAAGCGACTTTGAACGAGCGTGTGAAAGAGTGAAACGGCGTCCTTCGGATGTTTTAAGGGCAATAACGGAACAGATATCATGACGATTGATGAAATCCGGGAGAAAGAGAAGGAATATTGCCGCGGAAACGTGGGATATTTCATTGAGACATACGGGCATTACGAAGATAAAGACGCACCTGAGCTAATCCAGCCGTTTCACTTGTGGGATGGCCAGAGAAAAGCCTTACAAGGGATTGTAGATAACCGCTTGAATATCATTTTGAAGGCCAGACAGTTAGGTATTACGTGGTTGGTAGTGAACTACGTAGCATGGCTTTTAACGATGTTTAACGGCCGTACCGTAATCGGTATGTCCCGTACGGAGGATGAGGCCAAAGAGCTTGTAAGAAGGCTGGATATGGTCTTATCGAACATGCCAGAGTTTTTGACGTTTGGTAAAGCGGTAAAAGACCGGGTAACATACGAGAAGTTTTCCCTTGATTTAACGGTACATTACCCTGACGGACCGGATAGCGTTTTTAAATGTTTCCCGTCGTCCCCTGGGGCGACAAGATCATTTACGGCCGATTTGCTGATATTTGATGAATGGGCCTTCCAGGAATGCGCCGATGAAATATGGGCGTCTGCATTTCCTGTAATCAACCGACCTACGGGCGGTAAAGTCATTGGACTGTCAACAAACAAGAGAGGATCCTTGTTTGAGCAGATATATACCGGGGATAACAAGTTTAACAAGATATTTTTACCATGGAATACGGACCCCCGGAGGACAAAAGAGTGGTATGAGGATACCAAGCGGGAGATCCCGGATACAGTATTCCAAGAGTACCCTGAGACCGTTGAACAAGCAATGTTAGTGCCTGGCGGGGCGTTCTTCCCGGAAGTAGACGATGAAATCTTCACGGAAGAGGCTTTAAAGGGTCCTGTCGTGACGTATTTCGTTATGGACTACGGCCTTGATATGCTGGCGGCCTATTGGATACAGATGGATAGCGATAAAAACGCGCAGATCATTTACGAGTTTTGCCGTGCCAACTTAACGATATCCCAGGCAGCGGAAGAGATTATATCCATTACGAACCGCATGGTGGATATGTACGGTAAGTCTTATGCGCCGGTGTATTACCTGGCGCCTCCGGACTTGTGGAATAGATCACAGGAAAGCGGGAAGTCGAGGGCCTTGATATTTGGCGAGTGTGGCTTATCGCTGACAAAATCGAATAATTCATTAAAAGACGGGTGTGCTGCTGTCAAAGAGTATTTGAGGAAAGATAAAGGGCCTCATTTAACGATTTTGAACCGCTGCGCACCTTCTTTGTATAACTCACTACGGAAAATCCAGAAAGACAAGAAGCGACCGGAGATATACGCGAATGACCCTCATGATTTAACGCATTTCCCGGATGCTTTACGGTACTTCTGCGTTTACTGGACTGTCGGAGCCGAAAAACCGAAGGTCGGTAAAAAAGCAAGATGGCACGCTTCACAGTGGGAGGACTACTACAATGCGACGCCAGAAGATCAGGCAAAGTTAATCGAAATGTGGGGAGAGCCAGACTAATGTTTGAAAGGATCAAGAGAATGCTTGGAGTTGCGGAAAACGAAAAACTGAGCAAGTGGAGAAATAAGTTAGAGTACGCGAAAGACCAGTACGCAAAGTCCATCGACAAGATGAAGACATACGAAGACTACTACGAAGGGACGCGCAGCGTACAGGCCAATCCTAATACCGGGAAAACTCCTACAAAGGACGCCACGAACGTACGAAACATCGTTCTCGAATTGATTGAGTCTCAGATTGACTCCGCAATCCCGATGCCGAAAGTCAGGGCCGTACACCCGGAGGATGACGCCTTGGCAAAGAAAATCGAGCACTTGCTTGAAGAAAAGGTCATTACCTGTAATCTCACGGATGCCAACGACTTAAACGAGCGTGTAACGCCCGTTGTTGGCGGTGATTTTTACATGGTGGAATGGGACCCTAACCGCGGCCGGCACGCCGAAATGGGCGATTTGACGGTCAAAGAGGTGCATCCTACGCAGCTTATTCCGCAGGCCGGTGTGACGGACTTCGACAAGATGGACTATTTCTTTGTTCAAAACGTAATGACAAAGAAAGCCGTAGAGAGATTTTACGGAAAATCCGTTTCTGAGGCTGAAAACACGGAGCCTTCTTTGACACAAAAGAATGCCACGGACGTTGTAACTGTCAATATTGCCTATTACCGGAACGATCATGGCGGAATTGGCAGATATACATGGTGTGATTTTATCGAACTTGAAGATTTTGACGACTATCAGGCACGTCATTTAGACCGTTGCGCAAAATGTGGAGCGGTTATGAAGGACGGTAAATGCCCTGAGTGTGGTTCCAAGAAGTCGAAAAAGCAGCCGGAAGACTACGAAGAGTTGGTGAAAGGTATCGAAATCGACGTAGACGGTGGTGGAAGACGGAAAATCGACCCGATGGAGACCGTACCGGAGCTTGACGACGAAGGAAACCCCGTTTTTGAGACTGATGAACAGGGAAATCCGGTCATGGATGCGTTCGGCCAGCCTTCTATACGTGTAAAACACGTTTCTAAGAAGGTTCCGTACTACAAGCCCGACATTTTCCCGGTTGTTTTGAGAAGAAATATCACAAAACGAAACAGTTTGATCGGGTCTTCGGACGTTGCAGCGATTATTGACCAGCAGGACACCATTAAAAAGCTGGGAACGAAGGTCAATGAAAAGCTCTTAAAGGGCGGTTCCTTTGTTACATTGCCCCGCGGAGTAAAAGTCGAGCTGACCGACGAAGAATTAAAGATCCTCCGTATCAATAACCCGCAGGAAAAAGGACTTATCGACGTTTTGAACGTCCAGCCTAATGTCACAAACGATGAAAACTACCTGGAAGTTAATTACCAGTGGGCGAAATCCACGCTTGGTATTACGGACGCCTATCAGGGCAAATACGACGCTTCCGCCAGGTCCGGTACTGCAAAGCAGTTTTCGATCAATCAGGCGGCCGGTCGTCTGGAAAGTAAGCGGACAATGAAAAACTCCTTCTACGGGAAACTGTACGAAGTCATGTTTAAATTCTGGCTTGCTTACTCTGACCAGGATAACGAAATCTCCTACAAAGACTCCGAAGGTCATGCCTCCCACGAGAGTATCAACCGTCACGAGTTTTTGAAGATGGATAAAGCGGGTGAGTTTTACTGGAATGATGAATTTATCTTTGAAACCGACCCGACGTCGACCATGATGGCCAATCGCGAGGCTATGTGGAACCAGGCGGATCTGAAATTGCAGTCGGCGGCCTTTGGTCCTTTGGGAGATTTACAGACACTGAAACTGTACTGGGCGTTCATGAAAGCTAACGACTACCCGAACGCCGGCGCAGTCTTAACCGCGATTGAAGAAAGGATAGAAGAAGCCAATGCTATGCAGCAAATGCCAAACGGCAATGAGGATCAAATCGAACAACTTGGTCTCGAAGGCGGGGAAAATTTACAACCGTATGACCTTGGAATGCCGCAATAAGAACTGTTCAGAGTATCAGAAAGAACACTACATCGACACGGAGCAGAAAGTCACAGAAGTAACGGAATAAAAGGGAAACCTTTTATCATATTTCGCAGGAAAAGCGCAAAAATCCAGGAGGAATTGAATATGCACGAACTTATCCCTTTGAACTTACAGTATTTTGCTGATGGCGTAACAGACCAGGGAGCCGCCGACCTTGGAAGTGAAGGGAGTGTCGAAGAGACACAAAGCGTCACGGAAGGAACTGAAACAGCCGAAGAAAGCGGAAGCGGTGAGCCGCAGAGCCAGAGTGACGAAATGAACCGTATTTACGCAGATGCGAGAAGACGCGCGGAGGCAGAAGCCGAAAGAAAATTCGCGCAGAAGCAAGCGCAGTTAGACCGTATGTACGCGGAGCGGTTCAAGGGGCTTGAAAACCCCGAAACACATCAACCTATCACAAATGCTAACGAATACCTGGAAGCCCTTGCAGCGCAGGAGCGGATGCAGGCACGTGAGCAGGTCCAGCAGGCCGGTATCGACCCCGCTGTCCTTGATAGGATGATAAACAATTCTCCCATTGTTCAGCAGGCCGCACGGGCAATGGAAGAAAACGACCAGGCAAAAGCACAGCAGATGATCCAGGAAGACTACCAGGCGATTGTAAAACTGGACCCTTCCATTGGTAGTGTAGCAGACGTTGAGAAGGCCGAAGGCTTTAATGCGGCTTGCAAATACGCTGCCAAAAACGGTGTGCGCTTGTCTGACGCTTACAAAATCGTAAACTTCGACAGGCTTTCCGCGGCGAAATCTGACGCTGCCGCACAGGGAGCAATCAATCAGGCAAGGTCAAAAGGACACTTAGCCACTGCAAACGGCGTAGCAAGTAAGGATAACTTACGGGAGATCCCGGAGGAGTCTATTAGCACTTGGCGCGCATGGTTCCCTGATAAGACAGACGCAGAATTGAAAGCCTTATACAACAAAGTGAATTAAGGAGATCAATTATGGCTGTTATTGTAAGAGACAATACTAATGACGCTTTATGGAATGAGTGGTCAAAACTTCTCGAGGCTGCAATCTATGATGCAGATACCAACAAAGTAAAGTACGACGAACTGGTGAAGGCACTGGCAAACGTCGATACTTCCAGTATGTACGCTGAAAAGGCTCAGACCTTTGGTGATCTGGGTGACTACCTGGTAAAGACCGAGGGTGCAAACGCAGTAGAAGACGACTTCGAGCAGGGTTATGCAAAACTGATCCAGCACATCACCTTCTCTAAGTCCGTTGTGGTTTCCCGCGAACTGAGAGACGACAACAGACGTCAGGAAGCAATGCAGAAGGTTATCAACCTGGTGCAGAGTTACAAGAGAACAAGAGCGAAGTTTATGACTTCCGCACTTACCCTGTCCGTGGGATCTACCACTTCCATGAGTTTTGGCGGTGCTACCATCGACATTTCCGGCGCTGATACCCTGGCACTGTTCAACTCCGCTCACCCCTTAAAGAGAGTGACCGGCGCTACTCAGTGTAACCACTTCTCTGATGCTTTCGGCACAAACGCAGCAGTGCTGAATGAATTGTCTAACAAGATGCGTAATTTTAAGAATGATCGTGGTGAGGTTATGGGTTATACCGCTGATACCATCATCATCCCCGGTAACGCACCTGTACTGGAAGAAACCGTTAAGAGAATTATCGGTTCCGAAGGCGAAGTAGGCAGCAACAACAACGATATCAACACTCAGAGAGGTAAGTGGAAACTGATCGTTGACGAACTTTGGACTCCTACCAAGGCTCAGACTACCGATCCCGATCCCTACATCGTTATGTCTTCCGAAGCAAACAAGGAACTGCTCGGAACCCGGTTCTATGACAGAACTCCTTTGGACGTGGCTACCGATATCAAAACCGAGTCTCGCAACAAGGTTTACAACGGCTATGGTCGTATGAGTTGCGGATTTACTAACTGGCGTCATGTAATCCTGGGTGGTTCTACCAACGCAGATGCACAGAGCCTGTAAGACTCACGGGGCGGCCCTTCGGGGCCTGCCCCTTTTTTGGAGGTAAAACATGGACTTATCACAGAAAAAAGTAGGCGATATCGTTGAAATCGACGGTAAGAAGATGGTTATTACAAACTTTTGCGGAACTGCCGCAGGGCTGGCCCCTTACACAGAGGTAAAGGGCGTTTCTAAGATCATCGAAGGCTTAGAAGAAGTGGAAGCACCTAAGAAGAAAAGGGGTAAGTAAATGAGCGCAAGGACGTTAAAAACATGGGGCGATATTAAGCTAGCGACGTTGCAGAAGTTATTTTCCAGTAACGGTACGCAGATCGTCGCTGACTCGTCAACTTCTGAATACATCAACGCTATGCCTCAGACCTGCATGGAAGCATTGCAGATGCTTGCCACGGTAGGAAAGTTTATCATAAAGGAATTTGAGATCCAAAATGAGGTATATGAGAACCGTCTTAGTACGGGCTTTTCTCAATTTCGTCTATGTGACGAAAGTATGACGTTTACGGCAAAGAACGTAGGGTCGTACTATCTTGACGTCCTTGGTGCTGTTACTATCGAACGCTATGAAAACGGGGTATTAGTATCGACAGAGAACGTTGATGCAACGTCGTTTACGGCCATTAGAGACACTTTGAGTCAGACCGTGGACGAACTTACCCTTGTTATCACAGCGGGCATTCCTGCGATCATTAAGAACGTCTGTATGTATCGTGAGAGGTTTGCCGATGCGGACCATGTTCCGCAGTATGGGGAATACCTTTACTTTAGTTTGCCGGAATTGATAGAGGACTACTACCAGCTTGCGGAGGATGATATTTACTATATCAATCCGTCGAATGAACCCACCTACATTGCTGCAACAAAAATCTACCAGGAAGCCAACAACACGCTTGTGCTGCGGAGAGATCAGCCCGGTACATACCGTGTATATTACAAGGCATATCCTGAGCAGATTGACCTTACCACTGCGGATGAATACGAGTTGCCCCTTGATCCCGAAGTTGCGACGCTGTTACCTCTTTACATGGCTTCTCAGTTGTATAAAGACGATGACAACGCGATTGCAACCGTTTACCGTAATGAGTTTGAGGTTGCTTTTGAACGTTTACAGAACGGAAGCAACATACCGAGAAAAGAAGAATTTGTTTCAAGTACGGGATGGTAAATTATGGCTGTTAATTTCAAAATTCCTGCGTCACCGTCTATCAAGACGTATGTGATCGGACAATTCCTTGGGGCGGACTTCACGTCTGACTCATCCACGGTAGATGAGACCAAAAGCCCTAACTGCGAAAACATGATACGTTCTGTACCTGGTAAGATCCGTAAAAGAGTCGGTTATGAAGAACTTGATGATTTTACGGATCATATTTATGGCGTTCATCGTTTTGCGGTTGCAGATGAATACATTGTTCACGCCGGGGAAAAACTGTATAAGCTTGGCGACGATACCTATACACCGATTTATTCCAGCATGGCAGAGCACCGGTCCGTGGCCTTTGAACTGAACTCTAAGCTGTTTATTTTGGATGGAACGGCAATTAAGGTATATGACGGTACAACGGTCCAGAGAATTGATCAGTGCGGATATATCCCGACGCTGACGATTTCCAAAAACCCTAGCGGCGGCGGAACAGATTATCAGCCGTTAAACCTTGTGCAGCCGGCATTTATCGAGCAGTTTTACGTTGATGCTAACCATTCCAGTGATACAGATTTCCAGCTTACGTTTGGGAACCTGGATGCAACGACGGTAAAGGCTTGGATTTTGGATGCTGGTGGTAACTGGGTTGCAAAGATAGAAGGAACGGATTTCTCTGTAAACCGTACTACTGGCGTTGTTCATTTCGATGCGCCTCCCGGACAGTCACATGTAACCGGTGAAGATAACGTCAAGATCCAGGCATACAGAACAGTTGCGGGATACGCGGACAGAGTAAACCACTGCACTATCGGCGCATTGTTCGGCGTAAACGGTGCTGACGACCGACTGTTTATCAGCGGGAACAGCGACAAAGGCTTAAACGGTGGCCAGTATTATTCGTATATCAACTACGACTGGTTTTCCCAGCAGTATGACCCTACTTATTTCGGGGATACTTGGTATGCAAAACTTGGTTCCGACTCATCCGCAATTATGGGATACTCCATAATCAATAACTATCTGGCAGCACACAAGGACTCCAACGAGCTTTCCCAGTCAGTGCTGATCAGAGAGGGCGACCTTGTAAACGGGGAACCGAGTTTCAAGTTAATAAACACCTTACAGGGAGCCGGGGCGCTTTCAAAGTATTGTTTTTCATACCTTGAAACCGAGCCGGTATTTTTGTCGAAACAAGGCGTTTATGCGATTACCGCACAGGATATTACCGGCGAGAAGTACGCACAGGACAGATCGTATTATCTGGATGGAAGACTTCTTGAAGAACAGAATTTGGAAAACGCATTCGCGTTCGCGTACAAAGATTATTACATGCTTTGCGTGAATAGCCACGTATATATCCTGGATGGATTGCAGCCGATACAGACCGATAAATCAAGACCGTATGCAACAAGACAGTATGTAGGTTTCTACTGGACCAATATACCGGCGACCTGCATGTTTGAGAAAGACGGTCAGTTGTGCTTTGGTACTGCGGATGGTATTATCTACGGTTTTTACACTGATATTGAGTCTCCCTTGTCCTATAACGACGATGGGGATCCTATTTCATGCGTATGGGAGACCGCGGATATTTCGGAGCAGTTGTTCTATAAATACAAGACGTACAGGTATATCGCATTGCGGATTATGCCTGAGATCATTTCGTCCGTGAAGATTTGGGCGCAGAGACAAGGTATCTGGCAGCTGTTGAAAGAGGATAGCGCAACACTTAAATATTTCTCCTTCACAATGCTGGTATTCTCAAAATTCACGTTCTTAACGGATAGAACACAGAAGGTAACATCCACAAAAGCAAGGTTAAAGAAAATCGACCACGTTCGTTTCCGGTTCACAAATGATGAACTTAACGAACCCCTTGGTATTAACGACTTTGCTGTTGAATACACCCAAAACGGGAATAAGAAATAGGAGAAGAAGTCATGGCATTTACTCATATCACACCCGCTGATTTGTCGGGTAAAGGCGTTGTCGGCTTACCCGATACCCCGCAGTTATCCGCACTTGCTATGCAGCAGAAATTTGACGAGATTGCAACGGATGTTATCGTGCCGAAGTTTAACGACCTGGCCGACGAGCTGGATAATGGTGCCGGCGCTATTATGAACGTGACGGACCCTACTTCGGGAACCACTGACACGTTGCAGAATGCGTTAGATCATATCGAAACCGAGAACGCATTGAATACCGCGGACAGACATAACCATGCAAACAAGGCAACCTTGGACGACATTGATGCAACCGTAAAGGCTGCCTACGACCGCCTTGTAACTTTGCTTGGTACCATTACTGGTATTCAGAGTGTTCTTTCCAGCAGCACGGCAGAGCTTCCCGATGCAAAGGCCGTAGCGGATGCAATCGCAACCGTTCAGGCGGAAGTGAGTTTGAACACCGCGGCAAGACATACACACGTCAATAAGGCTACTTTGGACGATATCACCGCGCTTGTAAAACAGGGATATGACGATCTCGTAACCATGCTGACGGGCATTACCGGGATTGAAACGACCCTTACCAATGCCAATAACAAAATCCCCCGTAGTGATGCGGTTTACACGGCAGTAGATAATCTTTCCGCTATCGTGGCGGCGAATACTGCTGCAAGACATACCCATACCAATAAGGCTACACTGGATGCCATTGATGCTACCACAAAGACCGCGTATGACGGTCTTGTAACACTGTTCACGGGCATTACTTCGGTTTCCAGTAGCGTAACCGATGATACTGTAAGTATTCCAAACGGACACGCTATCGTTGATTATGTATCTTCCCTTGGCGGTGGCGATATGCTGAAAGCCACTTACGATACCAACGATGATGGCGTTGTGGATGCGGCTGATTACGCTACCACGGCGGGAAGTGCGACAACCGCTGACAGTGCTACTACGGCAGGATACGCCAATAGTGCGGGCGACTCTACGCGGCTTGGCGGACTTCTTTCGTCTGCATACGCTTTGACGGGTGACTTGCAGAAATTGTTTGGTGACGTTGCCACATATCAAGGCACATCGGTTGCACTTCGGAATTATGCCGTTGGCGACTTCATGATTTATAACAATTACTTCTACGAAGTAACCCAGGCTATCGCGCAAGGCGGAACGATCACCGAAAACACAAACATTACCCAGACCACGGTAGGCGCAGTGCTTGCACGCCTTGCCCTTGTGATGACCGGTGCGACTTCACTCCTTGCCGGTACAAAAGGTCTTGTTCCTGCTCCTTCCGCGGGGGATGAAGGAAAATTCCTCAAAGGTGATGGCACATGGGATAGCGTACCCAATCCGTCCGATATGACGGGTGCTACTTCCCTTACCCCCGGTACTCACGGTCTTGTTCCCGCCCCCGCAGCCGGGGATGAGGATAAAGTTCTCCGTGGGGATGGAACATGGGGAAGTGCGGGAGATACTGCAACGGTGAGATACGATAGCGTAAATGATAGATTTCAGGTTTTGTTAAATGGTGTATGGGTAGATAGTATCAAGGCATACGCTGATAACCTTATTCTGTTTGACGGCACATCGTTCTATGCACCATACGAGAATGGCGTGTATAAACCCGCTTCAAATTGGGCACTTCAAGGTGGATTTACTATAAATCTTCCTAATTTTGTTGCACCGTATTATGCGGCAGGAAATGCGTGTTATAGTTTTGCCTTTGCAAACGCTATTGATGTAACAGAATACTCATCTTTAGTTATTGAATCATCATCTGGTACACTTACAGTTGATATTTCAAATGTATCACAAAGCGTATATATAATTTTATACGTTACATATGATAGCACATATGATACTAGCGTCTCTGGATGTAAACTTGAAGCGGTATTATCTACTGTTAAAACAAATTTTTACAATGGACGCGTTGCAATTAATAAGAGGGCTAATATGACAAATTCTTATATCACTAACATTAGATTAGTTAAGTAAAAATGTGCGGTGCTGAAATGGAAATAGTCAACTAAATAGGACAAAACTATGCTATACTATAAGGGGCTAGGGTCGCTCCCGAAAGCAGACAATCGCTATCTGTTGCCCCATTACGATGAGCGAGTTTCTACAAAAGCGAGGTAGAAGAAATGGAAATAAAGTCAAAAGAGGAAACGAAACAAAAAGTAGGATATTGGTTGTCGGAGGACAATGGCGAAACTCATTATTGCTCAATATGCGGGTTTGTTCACATTGGGTTTTTGAATAGTGAAAAAGACAAAAAATGCCGTTGTTGCGGAGCAGATATGATAGGAAGTGAATTACTAAACTAAATAGGACTATTGTTAAGTGAATTGGGGCACGTCTTTGCGGAGCGTGTCTGAGAGGGTTGGATTCGTCCGACCCTCTTTTATATGGGGGAAATCTTATTACAGGAGGGTAATAAAATGAAACTCGATTTTATCGACAAGTACAATGCGGCAGTTGGAACCGCCGTGGCAATCCTAACCGCCGTGTTCGGCGCGTACTGGTATCTGTTTCTTGGGTACTTAGTACTGAACGTGCTGGATTGGCTGACGGGATGGAACAGAGCGGTTAAGTTGCAGCAATCGTCCTCCGACAAAGGACTCAAAGGAATAATCAAGAAAACGGGCTACTGGGTGATTATCACAGTAGCTTTTTTGATACCTTCGCTGATTATCGGAGTCGGAAGAGATATTCTCCATGTTGACCTGGGATTTATGACCGCGCTTGGGTGGCTGACCTTAACAATGCTGATCGTCAACGAAGCACGGAGTATTCTTGAAAACCTGGTAGAAACGGGATATGAAGTACCGGAATTTCTTATCAAAGGATTGGACGTAGCGGCGAAGTTAGTGGAGAAAAAAGCAGATGAAGACAGACCGTCTGACGAAATCCACGAGATTACGATAGGGGGCGAAAATGAAAGTCACAAGTGATTGGATTGATGGCGTAAACCACACCATACCGTGTAACCCTAAGAACTATCAGAAAAAGACTTCCCGGAACGTGGAATACATTGTCATGCACTACACCGCGAACAAATCTGATACGGCGTATGCAAACGCAAAGTATTTCAACAACACTGTCACGAAAACATCCGCTCATTTCTTTGCTGACGAGCATAACATATATCAATCCGTAAAACTCCATGATATCGCTTGGCAGTGCGGCGCGAACAAGTACGTGCATAAGTATTGCCGAAACGATAACTCTATCGGCATTGAAATGTGTACGAGCGGTAATTATCAGATTGCGGATGCCACAAAGCAGAAAGCAGCGGGCATTGTTGCATATCTGTTTATTCAGTTTGGATGGAGCGCGGATGAAGTTGATACGAGAGTACTGCGACACTGGGACGTGACCGGTAAGTGGTGTCCTGCGCAAATGTGCGGAACGGGAAATGCGGATTGGCTATATTTCAAGAACATTGTGCGTGAGAAGATAGCGGCAGCAACAACACCGCCCGTAGCACCGCAAGTATCGTCTTTGATATTCTATGCACCGTTTTATGCAAACAAATACCCCGACTTAAAGGCGGCGGGTATCACAACAGATAAAGCCTTGACCGAACACTTCCTTATGTTCGGGATGAAAGAACTTCGCCAGGGTTGTGAGGGTTTCGACCCTCATGTTTATAAAGCATATAACGAAGACTTAAAGGTTGCTTTTGGCGACAACAACCCTTTGTATTATCAGCACTATGTAAATTATGGGTACAAGGAAAACAGAGTACACGTATAAGGGAGGAAGAAAATGGCAGCTACTTATTTAACCCCTATTCAGAAAAACAAAAAAGACACTGGCGGCATTTCCGCAGCGGTAAACAAGATCGCTTCCACAGCGGCACAGGCAGTTGGAAACGGCGTTGCAAAAGTAACGGGAACGCCAAAAACAACGGCATCCAACACGAGCAACACATCCAACACGGGAGCGCTTGGAAGAGCGATTAGCAATGCAGCAACAACGGCCACGCAGAACCTTGCAAACGCAGCGAGAAACGTCGCGTCTCAGTATAACAGATCTAGCAAT